AATATAATTTTATAGAAAAATCTTTAAGCAAAAGTGAAAACATTTTTCTGAAAAATTAATTTTCTAAAATATAATTTTATAGAAAAATCTTTAAGCAAAAGTGAAAACATTTTTCTGAAAAATTAATAATTTGATTTGACACATACATTAATTTTTTTTTGTATATAAGATTCATCTTTGGCTTTGGTGACTGGTACAAAAATTATAGAAGAACACACATTCCGTATACATTGTTCTTGATGTTTATGATTATTACATTTATAAAATGGACTATTGCTTTTAAATTTTTTAATAGTTGCAGATGGACTATTTGTAGGTGTAAATGGACTATTTGTAGGTGTAAATGGACTATTTTCTAAATTTTCATTTTTATATTGACATGTATTATTTACAAAAAAAATACATGCAATAATAAATAATAGTAAAATTAGTAATTGTTCATTTTTTGATAATTTCATATTTTATATATTAAATATGTAGATTATATTTATAAAATATTATAATAAATCAGATATTATCTGTTCAAATGCTTTATGTGAATTAATAATTTTATCATAATCTTTAGATAATGTTAATTTAAGTTTTTGCTCTGCTGATAATTTATCAATATATTTTTGTATTTTATAACTATATCGTGTTGTTAATTCTTTTAGTTTATCTTTATTATAAATATTTCTAAATAATTGTAATTTAACTATTAAATCTATATTAAAATTAAATATACACATTATTGAATCACGTATTGCATCGTAATTATTAAAATAACAATAACCCCTTAAGAATCTATCGCCTATAAAAGATGATAATATATATTTTTTTTTACCACCAAATTCATTAAATGCTTTTATCATATTAATATTCATAATATATTCTGGATTTGGATTATATAATGGTAAATATGCATTTGTTTGAACAATATTTAAACAGATATTATATGGTTGTGCACACAATAAAGATAATTTTATTAAATCATAATGATTATAATTCTTTATAAAAAATTCCTTTCGATATTTTTCAATAAAATTTGTATAATTTTTATCTCTTTTATCTGAATAAAATAAATTTTTTATAGTTTCTTTTATTTGTATATATTGTTTTATTATTTTAATAATCATATCAATATCAAGTTCTAGTTGATTACAAATTTGTTGTAATGCATTATTTAATTTTGGTGATTTTAATAATTTTTTATAAATAGTATTAGATATTTTATTTATAAATTCATCTAATTCAATTTCTTTATTATCATAATCTGTACGATCTCTATATGCATTTAATAATTTTTTTTTGTCAATATTTTTAAAATTATCTAATTCGACATCACCATCTAATATACTTTTTTCAATATTAAACAAATCAAATGATTTTATATATGATAAAACTTTATTAATATTATTTACTATAATTTCAATATCAGAATTTGCATTTTTATCTAATATTTTATTAATTATTTTATTATTCTCTTTATCTTGTTTAACAATTGATGTTATATCACCATTAATTACATCAAGTGATACTATACCAATCAATAAATCATTATATTGTTGAGTATTAATATCATTTGTAAATAATAAACCATATATAAGAGCTATTGAATTATTAATTGATGTTAACATTAATTTAGAAGACATTTCATTAATATTAATTCCTAATTCTGTTTTATTAAATGTTTCTGTTAAAAAATTAGTAGTGATATAATCTTCAATAAAACTATCAATTTTTCTTGATTTTATAATTCCAGATTCTTTATTAATAAATTCAATTTCATCTGGTGTTTTTGTATTTATAATTTGACCACCAATATTACGACATAAATTTAATTCATCTGGATGAACAATATAAAATTGTCCACGTCTATCAATAATATCTTCTATATCATAACCTGATTTATAAAATTTAGGTACATAATCAAATTTTTCATTATTTTCAAAACCAATATAATCATATTTACCATCACTTGTATAATAAAATTGACGTAAAATATTAATATATTCATCGATATTAAATGCATTTTCATCTGTAGAATTTCGAATACGTGAATAAATATCACTACCTATATTTTCAATACTAATTAAATATGGTGTTTTATTATTAGTCGTTGTTCCTTTTTTATATACAAAATAAGCATCACCTGGACCTGTACGACCAACACGTCCTTTACGTTGAACACGACTTGTTTCACTTATAAATTGAGTTAATAACTTATAATTTCTACGTTTATAATCATAATAATTTATTTTGCGTGTACCAGTATCTATTACATAATATAATCTATTAATAGTAATAGATGCTTCTGCAATATTTGTTGCAATTAAAACAAAATTAGTATATTCATTATTGCCATCATAAATATTTTTAGTATCATTAAAATTTAAATTTCTATCCATACGTAATTTTGGAAAAGTTCTATCAATATCTTGAATAAAATCTTTTTTTTCATCATTCATACTCGAATAAAATGGTAATGCTATCCAATTTGATTCTATTGTTTTATTTAATTCTTCTATTAATTTTGTAATATCTCCTTCACCAGGTTGAAAAACTAATATATCTCCTTTTTTTGTTTTAATTAATCTTTTTATTAAATCAATCATATCAGCTTTTTCTTCATAAAACTCATTTACTTTAAATCTAGTACCAGCACCTGGCGGAGAAATATGATAACGTCTATCAATATTTATTCTATCTAATTTTAATTGTTTTAAAGATAAATCATATGGATATTTCATATTATCGTTAATAGCTCTATAAAAACGTCTATATGTAGGTTCATCTTCATCTAATGTTGCACTTAAAATTACTAATCTTATAGTTGGATTATAATAAACAAATAATTTCATTATTGTTAATAATATATCCATATTTTTATTATGTTCGTGTGCTTCATCGATAATAATAACATCATATACATTTTCAGGTGTTACTTTATCTCCTATTTGTTTTTTAAATACAGGTAATAAATTTTTAAATTCTTCTGCTAAAGAGCCATCTGTAATAAATTTAAGTATTAAATGTTTATTATTTTTTGTATGTTTTTTATCTTTATGTTGCATTTGAACATAATAATTTGTAGTATATTGTTTTATTATATCACTTTTAGCCAAGTCTAAAATATTTAAACCTAATTGTGTTGAAACTTGTTCAGCATTTTTTTCAGTAGGTGTTTTTCGTGGTTGTGTACATACTACTTTTCCACTTGATTTATAATCTATAGCTTTTAAATTATACATGAATAATTTAGGTACATGTGTAGATTTACCAACACCAGTTGCACCAGATACAAAAGAAACACGATTATTAATATAATGATGACAAAAACCTATTTGAGATACCCATTCGAGTGGATCCATAGATGTCCATGTACTTTTTGCTAATTCATCAAAATAATTTCCTGAAAATTTATATGGTAAATCAGTTAAATAATAATTAGCATCATAATAATAGGGATTTGTATCAGATTTTTTAAGTAATGTATTTTTAATGTTAGCAGCAACATAATCTGTTACTCTGTTATTGCCAATTAAATTTAAATCAGTTAATTCTCTATTTAAAATAAATTTTGATAATACTCCTTTAGTAATTAATATTTCAAAAATAACTGATATTAATTTTTCTCTTATTTCTCCATATAATGTTCTATTATGATTATCAATAGTACCTGGTAAAGTAAATTCATATCCAATATCTATTAACGAACGTATATATCCTTTAATATTGAACCATGCTAATGGATCTGCTATTTTGTTATTTAATCTATCTAATATAAGTTTTTTTTCTGAATTATTTAATGATACCCAATTTCTATTTAATGGTATATATTTTTTATTTATAGAAACATATGATAATGATTTTGCAAAATTATACAAATTTTTTAATGTAAAATTAAAATCATTTTTTGTAGCTTCTATAATATCTTTTTTATCTTCAGTTAATAATGTACGTGAATAAAAAGTTGTTTTAAATTCTTGTAATATCTCTTTTAAAAATACATAAATAAATTCTGGTTTTATTGATTGTATAGTTTCATCTATTTGTTTAAAATCATATCCATCAATATTATCTTCATCTATTAATTCTTTATCTTCTTCTGGTATATTAGTTTGAATAGATTTATATCCAGAATTAATTATTTCTTTTCTGTTTCTATATTTATTATCAAAATTAATTAGTATACCTTTAACTAAACGTTGAATAGAACCTGCTGCTATATCATATGTTGCTATACTTTCATCTCCAGGAGATGGATTTATTATTTTATATGATTTTTTTTTGATAAATGCATCAAATAAACTAGTTAATTTATTTATAAATATATTTTGTATTTTTTCATCAAGATTATTCCAATTAATATCATTTAATGCATATGTTAATACAAATATACCATCATCATAAAATAATTCTTGTAATATAGTAATAGCTGGATGTAATTGATTTATTGGTTGAATAACTAAATCAAAAATTAAAAATTTAATGTTTTTAATTTCTTCATAAAGATAAATACGAAGAGTATTATAAATATCACCCACATATATAGAATGAAGATTTTTTGATAACTTATTTTTTTGTTCATCAGTCAAATCTGTTTTTAATATATCATCAATAACAATATCATTTAATTTACCGAATTTAAATAATTCTTGTGTATTTAGATATAATGTTGTTTCAAGTCGTTCAGAAATTGTATATGGTATAATATTTATCCAATTTACATATAATTTATGTGAACATGATAATAAACTTTTACATAATAATAAAAAATTTTGTTTTATATGTGATTCATTAAAATCTATTTCAGTATATTTAATTTTATTATCAACATATTCACGTAAACATCTGTTATATTGAATATTAGTAAAAATATACATTGGTTCTTCTTCATTTATTTTACATAATTTGTTAGATTTTTCTTTATACATATCATCAAATGATTTTAATTCAGTTTGTGATACATTGAGATAAGGCAATAATAATGTTGATAACCATTTAACATTTTTATAATTATTTTGTATAAATTCATATTCATAATTAGTTTTAGAAAAATTATATTGATAAGCTATAAATTCTATTAATTTTTCAGTGTAAAAATATATAATTTCTTTATGATTACTATTTAAATTTATATATAAATCATCAAGTCCTTTTTTAATTATTGATTTCATAGATTCATTAATAAAATTCATATATTATAATTATTATACAATATATTTATACTTTATTTATATAAATAAATTAACTATATAAATAAATTAACTATATAAATAAATTAACTATATAAATAAATTAACTATATAAATAAATTAACTATATAAATAAATTAACTATATAAATAAATTAACTATATAAATTATATAATAATTATTTATTGATTATCATAATTTTGTATTAAATCATTTTTAAATGATTGACACACATTATTATTATTACATACATATGTTTGTTCACTAGATGTATATTTTTTTCCCATAAAATCAGTTGTTATATTTTGTGTTTTATATCCACATCCACATTCTGTATAAAGATTATTGCACATTTCTTGATATACTTTTTGTTGTTCTAATGTTGGACACGATCCTCCTGTTTCTGGTGAACATAAACAATTAAGTGGAGTTTTTAAATTTGATGCTTCAGGAGTACATTGAATATTACAAGTATTGACATTCAAATAATTTTGATAGTCTTTACAATTTTTATTTTTACATATAATTAAATTATAATTAGGTGAATTTTGATTTGTTTCTTGTTCACATTCACAATATTTAAATATATCATTACACATAGTTCCTGATATGTTATTTGATTCACTATCACACAAAACTTCTGTAGAATTATTATTTACTATAGGTGAACATGAAGTAAAACATTTTTCAATATCTGTAGTTGTATAAGATACTTGGTTATTACTTTTTTTATTATTCATATTTTCTTTATTATTAGATAATAATAAATAAACTATTAATAATAATATTATTAACGCTAATAATGTTTTTTTATTACTCATTTTATATAATATAGTATTATAAATTTTTATATAAATTATATAATAATAATATATGAATCAACTTAATAAAAAATATCCAAAAAGTAAAAATGGTAAACAATGTGTAGGCATATGTTATAAAAAAAATACTAAAATAATACATCCAATATATTCACATGTTGTAACAGATTTAAATAAATCTTTTTGTCCAGTTGCAGAATTTTATGAAAAAGAAAATGGTAAGATGGTAAAAAAAGATATTGATGAATGTAATGAAAATATACAAAAAATGGATTATATATATAATGAAATAGATTTTTTATATCCATATGTTGATTTTAATATATCAATATTTCTAAATATATGTTATAATATAAATACGTTTAGTGATGGTTTAACATGGATAACTGATAATTCTCATTTAATGTTAGATACACGAGAACGTATATTTAATTTAATAATAGATGCATATAGTTCACAAATTGATATAGTTGAAATAAGTGATAATAGAATTGTTGATTTTTTAAATATATTAATACGTACTAAATATTCATACACATTAAAAAATTTATTTAAATTTATACATATAGATGATAAAACAGTTTCATTACATGAAAAATCAAAAGATACATCTCTATATAAAAAAGAAACAGATGAAAGTATTGTAATAAAAACAAATTATATTTTAAAAAATATAATTACAACAAATAATATAACAAATTTTTTATCAAAGTATTTTAAAGAAAAAATAGAACAATCTATTGAAAAGACGCAAACTGAAATAATGATAAATAAATTTATAATTTATTTAACTGATAATATAAAAAAATCATTTTCTAAATAAATGTTATTAAATTTTTTTATATTTTATTATTATATATAATAATGACATATACACCGATATCAACTATGTTTAATACTCCATATAGTTCAACTACAGTTTTATCTCCACTTACACCTGTTACATTAAGTCCACTTCCACCAGTTACAACTGCTGTTACACAAAGTGTAATACTTAATAACGATCCATTAACTGTTGTAACACCAATTGGTCCAGTCTTATATAATGTTGGTGGTCCACGTTATTTAGTAGATATTGATACAGGAATGAATGATAATTATATTGTTCAACGTGATGTAACACGCGGTATCATGTATAAAACACTAGATAAATGGTTATATGATGATTTTCCAAATGTTCTTAAATATCTTGTTGTTGAAAAAGATGGAAATGTTCGTCTTGTAAAATCAGAACAAGAAAAAGAAAATAATAAAGTATCATCTAATACTGTATCAGAATTAGAAGCAAAATCAGACTATATTGCAGAAAATATATTAACAGAAAATAGTATGCGTGAAATTTTAATGCGTATAATGCGTGAAACCGGACTTAAATGGTATGAACTTCCTCACCGCGAACAATTATTAAAAGATGTTATTGAAAAATATCTTAAAAAAAAATTAAGAAAACATTTAGAATAAATAATTAGTTTATTATAAATAATTAGTTTATTATAAATAATTAGTTTATTATAAATAATTTGTTATATTAATCACAATACATTTGTTCATCATCATCGCCACAATATACATCAACATCATTATCATCAAATGTATCATCTGTATTAAATATATCATGATATGATTCGTATGATGATAAATTATTATCATTTTGTGTTTCATCATTTTGTGTTTCATCATTTGACGTATATGACATAATAGTATCATAACATTTACATAATGATAAATGATTACTACAATAAATACATGATGGTTGATATTCTTTTTTATCTAAAGTTTTTACATAATCAGATGTATGATACATTGATTTGATATCAATATCTGATAAAATATATTTAATATCACCATGCATACAACGACAACCGGGCAAACTCGTTAAAAATAAATTCTTATCACATAACTGACAATTAATATTTTGTCTACATGTATCAAAAATAGAATGAGATATTTTGCATATAGTACAATGAAAAATACTCCATAAAGATATTGGACAATCACATTCCTGTAAAATATTTTCACAGAAATTACAAAATTTTATTATATTTTCATCAATATTGACATCATAAATATTTAATGTACAACGACATTTATTATCCATTTTACCATAACCACAATTTATGCATATTTCAGGTATTTTTGTTTTTTCTTCTGTTTCAATATAATAACTACGTACACGTTTTGATTTAATTCTATCTGTTAAATAATCATTTTCTTGTTCATCATCATTTGCATAGTGATTATCATTATTTTTGCGTTTTGTAATCATAGACGACATTTTATATAATATTTTAATATATACAATACAAAAGATTGTAAATATATAAAAATTCAATTTTTTATTTATAATAAAAAGGATATAAGGAAATATATATATTAATATATAGATAATATAATGTCAATTACAGTAAGATATTTACATGAATATAATAAATATAAAAAACAATATGGTACAAATACATTAGTATTAATGCAAGTCGGTTCTTTTTATGAAATGTATTCAACAGATACAGATGGTCCAAATCTTAAAGAGATAGCCGATTTATTGAATACTGTATGTACAAAAAAAGATAAAAATGTAAAAGAAGTATCAATATCAAATCCATATCTTGTTGGATTTCCAATGGTTGCAACTGATAAATTTGTATCATTATTAGTTCGTAATGGATATACACTAGTTATGATAGACCAAACAACGCCACCTCCCGAACCAAAACGTGAGGTTACAAATATTTATTCACCATCCACTTATGTTGGTAGTACAATTACAGTTGAGAATAATTATGCTGTATGTATTTATTTTGAATATGAAAAACAAACAAGCAATAAAACAACACAACAAAATTTATTATGTGCAGGTGTTAGCGCAATTGATATTACAACTGGAAAAGTATTGATTGATGAGACAACACCAACTATATATGATGCTAATCTAGCATTAGATAATATTCAACGTTTTATATCATTAACACAACCAAAAGAAATATTTTTTGTATTAAATGGTATTGGTAAATATGATATACAAAATCTAATTTATATATTACAATTAGATGACCGTATCGTTAAAATTAAACGATATGATGATAAATATTCAAAAATTAAATTTCAAACTGAATTTTTATCACAAATATATGAATCTAAATTAAATATGTCAATTATTGAAAATTTAGATCTTGAAAAATTAACTTATGCTCGTATATCTCTGATTATGTTAATTGATTTTATACAGAATTATTCACAAAAACTAATTTCTGGTTTAAGTGTTCCGGAAATAAATATTGATTCACAACATATGATTCTTGGAAACAATGCTACATTTCAATTATCAATACTTGAGAATGATGCATTTAATTATTTACAAGGAACAAAATTTAAATGTTTATATGATGTTGTAAATAATGCTAATACTGGGATGGGTAAACGATTTATTAAAAATATTTTAACAAATCCATATATTAATGATAAAAAAATAAATGAGAATTTAAATTTAACATCATATATTATTGATAATAATTTATATGATAAATATTCATCTATATTATCTAATATAATAGATATTGAAAAATATAAACGAAAAATGAATATGCAGCTACTTCATCCATATGAATTTTCTGATTTTATTAATACATTTAAAACATTTACAGATATTTTAAATAATGTTAAAACTGATAAAATACAAATTAAATTTAAATTTAATGATAAATTAAATGAATTTAATAAATTTTGTGATAAAACATTTGATATTGAAGAATTACAAAAAAATATATTATCAGATATTAAAAAAAATTTATTTAAAAATGGAATCTATACTGATATAGATAAACTTGTTGAGGAATATGAGTGTGAACATAAAATGATTATGCAAATAAAAAGTCAATTTGATAAAGTTTTATCAGATACACAAAAAAAGAAAATAGTCAAAATAAAAGAGACAACTAATAAAACTAAATTAACTAATAAAACTAAATTAACTAATAAAACTAAATTAACTACTAAATTAACTACTAAATTAACTACTAAATCATGTAAAAAAAATAAAGATGATGAAAATATAGAAGAAGATACATCTTATACAAAAATTTCAAATACTCCATCGGAAGGATATTTCATATCATTATCAAAACAACGATATGATAATTTAAAGAAATATTATGATAAAACAGATGATGATATAATAATAGCAAAAGAAAAGATTAAATTTAAAGATTTAAAAATGAAAGATTTAAAAAATACTGTAAAAATATTTATAGAAAATACTGATGAAACATGTGATATCAATGATATAGAAGAAAAACTATTAAAACTAGTTCATACAAATTATATTATTAAATTAAAAGAAATTTATACAGAATACAATGATCTATTTGTTTCAGTATGTGAATTTATTATTAAACTTGATTATGTAACATCAAATGCTATTACAGCACGTAAATATAATTATATACGACCAGAATTAAAAGATGCAGAAGTAAATTTTATAAAATGTAAACAAATTAGACATCCTATTGTTGAACGAATTATTGATTATGAATATGTACCACATGATATAACATTAGATGACAAATTAAATGGAATGTTAATTTATGGTTTAAATTCATCTGGTAAATCAGTAATGATGAAAGCAGTAGGTTTATGTTTAATCATGGCACAATGTGGAATGTATGTACCGTGTACATCATTTGAATTTACAATTTATAAATCAATATATACACGTATCACAGGTAATGATAATATTTTCCGTGGACAATCATCATTTACATTAGAGATGACAGAATTAAATTCAATTATTAAACGTGCAGATAATAAAAGTCTTGTAATTGGTGATGAAATTTGTCGTGGTACAGAAAATATTTCAGGTAATGCTATCGTCGCTAGCACAATCATACATTTAGCAAAAATTAAAGCAACATTTATTTTTGCAACCCATCTTCATGAACTCGTACAATTAAAAGGAATACGTGAATTAGAAAATGTTAAGGCATATCATTTATCAGTTGATTATGATGCTAAAAAAGATATATTGATTTATGATAGAACACTTAAAGAAGGTTCTGGTGATAAGATATATGGTATTCTTGTTGCAAAATATATTATTGACAACAAAGATTTTATTGAACAAACACTTGATATTAAAAATGAATTAACACAAAATTTCTCAAGTATGATATCTGGTAAAAAATCACGTTATAATGCAGATATATTTGTACATAAATGTGAAATATGTGGAAAGAAAGAAGAAGATGGAACAAAATTATTAGAAACACATCATATTAATTTTCAATCTAATTGTAAAGATGGATTTGCAATTGATAAACCACATGTTGGTATGAATTCTAGTGCAAATTTAATAGTTATATGTGAAACATGTCATGATTCTATACATAAGAATGAAATTAAAATAGAAAAAAAAATAATTACATCACGTGGTAAAAAGATATTATAAATATTATTACATATTACATATTATTTCTCCTTTTTTAATAATATTATAATCTTTATTTATAATACATTCACATATAAATTTATTGCTAATATTTATAATATTAGTATCAATTTCTTTAATTTTATTTTCGATATCAGTTAGATTATTATGAGTTAATTTATAATAATAATAAGGTGATGAACGACAATTAACTTCATAATTATATGTATTATCTATTGTTATATTTTTAATATTATTCAAAATATCTTTAAGAGTTTTAAACGAATTATTATCAAAAACTAACAATTTAAATTCTTTTTGGATATTATATGGTTTTATTTCTAATTGAGTTTGTAATTGTGATTTAAATGATAGTTTAATATTATCATCAATTATAAATTTATTAAATAATATATCACAATTTTGTAATATATTTTGATATAATTCTTTAGACATATTATTATTATTTATCACAGATTGTTCATAAATATGTGGTGATAAATTATATTTTATTAAATTTTTTTTATGTTCATCATCAATATTTAATTTATTACAAATCGTATTAATAAGTGTATAAATTTTATTTTGAAATTCATAACATTCTTTTAATAGTTCACGAGAAGTATTTTTTATTTTTGAATAAGATAAATCATATCCATTAGATGTTGATATAACAATTACAGGAAATATTTCATTTGGTTTTACAAGTGATTTAAGATTAGATTTATATTTTGTAATTTCTGTACACAGTACTAGACCTTCACATTTATCATATTCTATAAGTGTTACATAATTACCACCATCTGATTTTTGTGATGTTAATTGAACAAAAACAATATCATGAAGATTAGGCTTATTATTATGATACATTATATTATTTAATAATAATGATTAATTATATGTAATAAAATTAAATAAAATCAATTTTTTATCTATGAAATTATATAATTAGAATAACCTTAATAATCATCATATCAAAAATATAAAAAAATTAAATAAGAACACGCACATACTCAAACTTATAAACATATGCCCAAAATACTAACACTCAAAATAATAATACTCAAAATAATAATATAAATATAATTTTAAGTGATACTAAAATAAATTCTTTTGGAAAAGAAGATTTATCACATATAACGGATATTGATTATAAACGTTAAATAAATTATTCACTCTTATTACTTATTTCAATAATCATCCATACAAGTGGTTGATATTCTTCGTCTTCATAAAAATTTATTCTAAGATTATATTTATTATAAATTTCACAAAGATTTTTTAATTTTTCTTCAAAAATATAAACATCTTTACGAAATTCTGTCTGTTGAAACATAGTTTTTAATAAAGAATTATATATAATACTTTCACCATCTTTTGGATTAAGATAATTTAAATCATTATGTGATTTTACACATTTAAAATCATTATCATCAAAATATTTTACACCAAATATCATTTTACAATATTTTATAATATCGCTATGAATATCAATATTTTTATTCAAATCATAATGTGATAATTCATAAGATTTATTATTTTTATATAACATATCATGCATATCATCAAAAGATTGTATTTTATGTTTAATTTTTGTTAATGGTATATAACTAAAATATTTTTTTTTCATATTTAGATTTATTTCATCAACACTAATTTTATATTTATTACGTAAATCTTCTATATTATCCATATCATACTAACATAATTTATCTTTAAGTTGTTGTAGTAACATTATACCAGCCAATTTGATTATTTTTTGATTGTATAATATATAATTCTCCTGTAGTAGTTAAAATAAATAAACTACCTAAAGCATAATTACTTATATTTGGTAATGTATTTCCAGATGATATACATAAATTTGAGTTATTAATATGTATATTATTATTTGAAAGTAGATAGATATCATTAGTTGATTTGATATATATATCTGTTGTATTTGATGGCGTATTATGTGTAAAAAAATATGTTGTATGTTGTATGAAAGCACTATATACGGCAGTTATTTGTGTAACTAAACTATTTATTTTATCATAAATAGTACTTGAAAAAGAATTATTCATGTATATAATTATAATAATATAATTTTTAGTTAACTATTTTATATAAAATTAATTAATTTTTTTTCTTAACAATTTTTTTAGGTTTTTTATTATCTGTATCTATTATTTCTTCATTATCATCATCATCATTTTTTTCTTTTTTATTAGTTTTTATAAATTTTATAATATGTGTATTATCATCATATGTAATGTATTTTATATTAGTAACTTTTATATTTTCAACATCATATTCTATATCTTTTGATTTTAATGTATTAGAATTCAATAATTCAATAATAGTGTTTGCACTTTTTTGACTAATTTCTTCATTCATATTATATTTTTCTGTAAAATATAATTTTAATCTATTTATTTTATGTGGTTCTTTTAATCTATAAAATAATTTTTTCATTGTGAGTAATTCAATTTCATTCATTTTATTATCAAATACATCTATTTTTTTTTTAGAAATGTTATCATATTTTTGTAGAATTTTTTTTATTTCATTTATTTCTTCTTCAGTATCAGTATATTGTAATTCTTTTTCATAACGTTGTTTAATATTATCAACAATAATATTATGTATATAATGTGATTCACTCATGATATGATATAAAGTTAAGATATAGTTAAATAATTAAAAATAATTAATTCAATTTTTTATTTTATATAATAATATATGTTATTAAAACTATTAATATTAATATTTATATTATATGTTATTAATTTTTTAATCTCAAAAAAAGAAATACTGAAAAATAATAAACAAACAAATTATGTTGAAATTCATAATGAACGTATAAAAAATTATAAAGATATATCAAAAATATTATTTATACCAGAAATTAAATATTATAATCCAGAAGCATATAATGATTGTGTTGAATATATTGACGCATTTTTAGAAAATTATGAAATAATAAAAATAGATGCAAGTAAAGCATCATATCTATATGATAATATGATTGATAATAAAAAATATATATTAAATTCATTGATGTCATTATCAATACGAATACCCGATGAATATAATTTAAGAGATGTTATACGAGACATGGAAAATATATTAGATGATTATTTGTATGAGGTATATAAAATATATAAAGAATACATAGAAATTAATGGTTATGATTACACAACAAAATTAATATATAATATGTCGCAACCAGATGCATATAATTTAGATGATAATATAGTTGAGCCAGGAAAAAAATTATTATTTAACAGAATATAATATATAATTCAATATGCAGAATAATTTAAAAACAAATATAAAATATAATTTTACAAAAAATAGAGATCCAGAAATGTGTTATAAACCAAAAAAAGAAGAATTTACATATTATCAAATATGTTATTTTCCAAATCCAGTTATTGATAATTTATATGGAGTACGTAGAATAAAAATAAATGAATTTCATGAAATTATTAATGTAAAAGAAAAATATTATAATAAAAAAAAAATAGATAAATTTACACAGCAAATACCAATTAATAAATATAAAGTATATTCAACTTATCTTTTAGAAAATATAGAATTGCCAAATGCCGATCAAATTATTGGTGCTAACTCAGAATTATTAAAATAAATGCTACTATAATTAATATAATACCAGTTATTAAAAATGGAGATTGTGCTAAATCATTATTTACAATTGTATCAGAATTAATCACATAATCTGATTTACTTAAGTTATTTTGTAACATTTTTAATTCATTTCTTACTTGCCTTTTATATTCATCAAAATCTAAATTAAATAATGCATTCTGTTTTAAAGTTTTAATTTGTAATGCAGCATTATCTTCTTCTACAGATTTATCATATTTTGGTGTATAATCCATATATATAATTAAAAGTGAAATTAAAATATTATATAAAATATTTTTAATTGTAACATAAAATTTTATTATTTAACCTGATAAAATAATCATCACAAATCATCACAAATTATCACTATTATCATTACTATCATTACTATTATTACTATTATTACTATCATTACTATCATTACTATCATTACTATCATTACTATCATTACTATCATTACTATCATTACTATCATTATAGTTATCAATAGAATAATTCGTGTTTATAGTCATTTTATAACCAAGATACGAAATATATAATCCACTACAAACTCCTATAAAACCAGAACCTATTAAAAATCCAGATACAAAATCACGTGATATCATATAAATATACATAAATAATAATCTTTTAAGTATATTATTTTTATATATTTATACAAAATCTCTTAGAATTTTTATAATATTAAATACAAAATCTCTTAGAATTTTTATTATCTTTATAATAAAAATTGAAACAGATTTTTATAATATTCAATACAAAATCTCTTAGAATTTTTATAATATTCAATACAAAATCTCTTAGAATTTTTATTATCTTTATAATAAAAATTGAAACATAAATAATTTAATTTAAAAAAATAATATATATTATAATTATAATTAAATAAAATGTTATACATGATATGTCCTACTTGTGGTGAATTACTTGGAGATAAACAACTGCTATATAATGATGGTATTAAACAGATATGTGATAAATATAATATAAATGATGAATTATTATCACGTGGTTTTGATAAAACCCCCGAATTTATTGAAGAACGAAGTAAATTAATCCAAGGTCTATTTAAAAATGTTTGTTGTAAGATGCGTGCACTTAATTATTTAGAACTCGTTAAACTTATTAAAGGATAGATTATTTAATTTACTAATGAATATTGTTGAAATAATTTAATTATCTTTTCTTTATTTTCATTAGTTAGATTAATATTAATTATAATTTCTTCTCCTTTTAAAAAATTTATAAAATTTAATTTATAATTATTGATTATATTTTTATCTAATTTATTATAATTTATTTTTTCATTCATAATATTATACATCAATAATTGTAATATATATTTAAGATTAATATCTTGTGCTGCTTTTATTTCAAATAATTCAAATTTATCTGATATTAAATCTATTTCTCCAATTAAATTATAATTTTCAATATATGTATTATGTTCAATAAAAATGTGTGTCATTTTATCAACAAAATTTTTCATTTGTTCAAACATATCAAAATATTTTAGTAAAATTGGTTTAAATTTAATACCTCTATTTTGTATATGATAATAATGTTGAGTTTGTATAGCATGTGTAAATACTTCACAATAGAATTGTAATTTTTTTAATTTATTAAAATCAGTACATTCACGATATTTTTTATAGAATTTTTGAATATGTGTTATATTTGATTTAACAAATTGTTTATAATATTCATTATTTAATACAAAACTATATTTTTCAAATTCTTGTAAATTATTTTTATTTCTACTTTTAATTAATGTTAATTCATTATTGATTTCACTTGGTAATGTATTTTTTATTTCATCTATATATTCCCATGTTAATTTTATACCCTTTGATTTATTTTTCATTAGCCAATCATATGTTTTTTGTTTATCACATTCTATTATATTTATACATTCTGCTATATTATTAATATCTCTATATTCTTTTTTAGATTCATTATTTTTAAGATGAATTAAATTTATAAATAATGATTCAACATATTTTCCAAGAAATATAGGAGAAACATATTCTATTTTAGTAAAATCATAGTCATATATTTTTACTAGTTGTTTTGTTAAATTATCATAATCAATAAGATCAGATAATTCATTTAAAATTTCTAATGGAAAATTATCTAAAATTTTTGTAATTTTATTATCATAAGTTGGTTCATTATTATATTTAATTGGAGGATATTTTAATTCATTATAATTATTTTCACTAATAATATCATAATCATTCTTATCTATTTCATTGAACCAATGATTGATACTCATTGATTTTTCATTTGTTTTTACAATAATACTTAAACTTTCAATTGCTCGTGTTGCTGCTACATATAATTGATTACGTTCATCTTTGTGTTGTTTTTCAGTAAATTTATAGTAATTTATTAGACATGGTTTTGCGCCAATTAATATAACATGTTTCCATTGTAAACCTTTTGAACCACAAATTGTCATTAAAACACATGAACCAGGTTCGTGTTCGTATTTTATATTATTACTTGCATCATCTTTTGATTCATCATAAAATTGTTTAAATTTAATATTATATTTAGATAAAATATTTGCTGCAAGACATAAACCATCCGAATAATTTAAACCAATTTTTCCTTTAACTGGTGATAATATAGCTATATCTGATAAATCACTTGTTTCTTCTAATTCTGAAATGATATTTATTAAAGTTGATTCAAAATCTCCTTCATAAAATATTGGTTTTATATTATTAAAACTTTTATGAGAAATAATTTGATGTGTTTGATCATGACGTAATTTATTCGAGAAATTTATAATTTCGGCATGTGAACGAAAATTTGTTGTTAATTTAAATTCTAATGCTTGAAATTCTATAAAATATTTTGATTCTGAATATCTAAATTGAAATATATTTTGATTAGGATCTCCTATAAAATTCAAAGTAATATTTAATTTTTCTTGTAGTAGTTTTAAAATAGTAAATTGTATATTATTTAAATCTTGTGCTTCATCGATAAAAATACATTTTATATTATTTAATTTATTATTATTCTTTAATTCAGTAATTGATGAATTTTGTAAATATAACATAAATTTATATGACAATAATGATACATCAATACGATTATTATCATCTATAATAAATTTTGAAAAAGAATCAATAGTCATAATTAAATTTATATTTATTAATTTATTTTGATCTATATTTGATGTTCGTGAAATAATATCTTGTCTAGCCATTCTGCCAAAAACAAGTAATAATATTTCATCAGATTTATATACATTATTTTCTATTAAATATATTGTACGTAAAATAATTACTTGTGTTTTTCCAGAACCAGCACATGCTATTAATTTTGTATTTATTTTGTCAGGATATATAATATAATTATATTGTTCATCTGTAAGTTCATAGCCTTTATAAATCATAATTTATTATATGTTATATTAATATTGCTATTAATTTAAATAATATCAAATTTTTTTATATGTCAATAATATAATATGAATAATAAATATTGATTTTTTATTATACTTTTTTTTTGATTAAAAAAATATAGTTAAAATATTTATTCATGAATTAAAAAAAATTAAACAATTATTTATTTTTTTACAACAAATTTACGTAAAATATTTTTTGCTTTTTGCGGATCAGGACGCGCATCATTATCTTTATGATATGGTATAATATCCAATACAACGCCTACACCATGAACAAGACCTGATCTAAATGCAAATATTTGATATGGTTCTATATATTCAGGATATTGTTTAAATTTAAATGTAACAAAAGCAAATTCTTTTGATTTAATACATTCTCTGTTTTGATTTTTTGAAGGTTCGTAAATCATTCGTCCAGTTTGACGCACATTACCTATTTGTAATATAGGAGAATAACCATTTTTGAGAGTTGTAGAATGATTAAAAATAGTTATAGCTGCATTAAAATGCCATGTTATATTCTCTTTTATATTTTCTTTAGATTTTAATAATACCATTCCTTTTCTAATATTTTTACGACATATGTCTTTATCAGTTGAACTGATAGCAAGTGTAATACGATGATGATCATATGCTGATGTTATTTTTTGTTGAATATAGTTATGCATTGATTTAATACGTACTTCTTTAAATTCTTTTCCAAAAGGACCTAAATATAAAATATCACCAACATTAATGATACCACCACGATTTATACCAGCAAGTACAATACCTATACCTTGTTTATTATATACACCATCAATAAAAAATACTTGAGATGTATTATTTTTTGGATTAATGAATAATGATGGTTCAATATGTGAAATAAAATTCTTAATAATAGTATTATGACATCTATCAACTATTTTTTTATTATAATCTTCATCAAAATTTTTCCAAATATCACGTGGTTTTAAATTATTAATCATATTTAAAATGAAATCAATATAATATCCTGTTTTATTTGATACTGTAATTACCGGAATATTTATTTGTCGCGTATTATCATATTTAATTATATCTTGTAAAAATTGTAATTTATCATTTTTGTAAATTTCAGTAGAATGTGATAAATTATATGGTGTATTAATAAATATTGCAGGTGTTTTAATAATATTTTTACAATAATTTTCAATCATTTTACATGTTTCATTATATATATTTTCAGGTGTTATGTCAAATCGTGTAATAATTATTATAATCGGCACATTATTTGATAGAAGTAACATAGTATGTTGTCTTGTCATTTGCAGAACACCTTTGTTAGCACCTACAATTAAAAATGCATAATCTGGATAGTGGCCAGCTATACCATATGCTGTAGTTTTCAGATATTTATCATGACCACACAAATCAATTAGTGTTACTGCTTTTTTATTTTGTATTATAACTGATTTAGATGATATACTTGATGTTTTATTTGTTTGTAATTCATGTGGATGACGTGCTACATTAACACGAGCACTACCATCGCCATTATCTAATTTACCAGATGTTATTACTCCAACAAATGTTGATTTACCAGAATCAACAGACCCAGCTATAGCAATACCTAACTCTGTAATTAGAGACATATTTTGTGATACATCTACCATAATGATATATTTAATTATTAATTAAATATAATATATATAAATATTATATTTAATATTCAATTTTTTATGATTAAGAAAATATTATAAATTCAATAGTACTTTATTGAATCATAATAATAAAAACACATATAAAAATATTTTTATAGATAAAATCTTATTTTATTTTGAATTTGATATTTTGAAAAATATGGTGTATAAATTATTTTATTTACATTATCTCTAGATAAAATAATATTTTTTATTGTTGAACCATTATATAAATTATTTTCATCAATACAAATTAAATCAGTTAAATTTATACCATATCCAATTAATACATATGTTTTATCATCATTTATAATATTAAATTTAGTACCTGGAATTAAATTATGATTAATATTAAGTTTGTCAAATCTATCATGTACACTCATGTATCTATCCATGTTATATATATATAGTTTTTTTCTTAAATAATAAAAATTGAATAAATTTAATAATATTACATATTTATATTTTATATTAAAAATAATTAAAATGTTATATAAACAAATAAATATATTATTATATATAATGAATAATATTACAAAAATTAAAGAATGCTTAGTAAAATATAATAATATATATCCAAATATTAATTCTACTAATAAAATAGAAAAATTATGTGAATATATAGCAAATGATTCAAAAATTAATCTACAAGATATTAAAGATATTATACCAAAATATTCATATATATTTAGTAATAATTTTATTTTTGATTTTAATTATAAAACTAATAATAATTATGACGATCTTTTAAAATTATTTAATACAAAATCTTTTTTACCTATTAGACACAATGATACAAAAAATCAATTATTTGGACCATATAGTTCTTATTGGATACATGATATTCAAATTAATGATGATGTTTCAAAACCTGAAATAATACGACGACAAAAACAGTTTGATAAACTAAATTCAATTAAATATCCGGAACAACGTTCACCAGAATGGTTTGCACAACGTGATGGCAAAATTACTGCTAGTGATGCGGGTGTTGTATTAAATGAGAATAAATATGAACAACCATATAGAATGATAGTTAAAAAAACGCGAGAAACATTTCAAAATAATCCAGCAACATATCATGGTAAAAAATATGAAGATATTGCAAAACTAATATATGAATATAGAATGAATGTTCAAATACATGAATTTGGAATGTGTGAACATCCATATATTGGATGTCTTGGTGCGTCACCAGATGGTATAGTAACACCATATAAAAATGATGGAATACATCTTACAGAATTAGTAGGTCGTATGTTAGAAATTAAAGTACCATTAATGCGACAAATTCAAAAAACAGGAGAAATAAAAGGGGGAATATGTCCTATTTATTATTGGGACCAAGTACAATTACAGTTAGAATGTTGTGATTTAGATGAATGTGATTTTTGGCAATGCACATTAGAGGAATATTCTAACTGGGATATGTTTTTAGCAGATACATGTAAATCAGAACCATTTCGTTCAAAAACAACATCTTTTGAAAAAGGTGTTATTATACAACTATTACCACAAGAAAAAAATGTACCTAGAAAACATCCTGATTATTTAAAAATAGTATACGAATATGCAAAATTTATTCATCCACCAAAAATAGAGATGACACCCGAAGATTGTTTACTATGGATTGATGAACAAATTAAAAAAATAAATGTATTATATCCTAATTATGTATTAGATAGAGTAATTTATTGGTATCTCAAAACATCACATTGTGTAACTATTCAACGTGATAAAAAATGGTTTGATTCTATTAAACATAAATATATCGAAATGTGGGATTATATAACATTTGTTCGTAAAGAACCAAAATATAAAGAATTATTTTTAAATTTCGTGGATGCAACACAATTAGGAGATAAAGACTATGATTTAGATCCATTACGAAATAAAATAATATTTAGATTTTTAGATAGATTAAATATGGATGAGAAAGATATAAATATAAAAACATATGATTTAATAAATAATAATTTAGATAAATATAAGAATATAAATAAAAAAGAAAAATTAAAAAATGAATTAAATATATTATATGATAAATTAAATGAAATATTGGATTAATCAAAATAAATATTTAAAAATAATAATCTATTTTAACAATATTTTGTTTATAATTTTTAATTTTAGATTCTAATATATCTAATGATTTTTGAAACATTTTATTGTAATATGTATATAAATTATTATTTCCCCATAATGTTGTATTAACATCTAAACAATCAAAATAAAATGGATACGTTGTTATAAATTTTAAATTTGTATAATGGAAATATTTATCAATTGTATTAATATTTGTATTATTATTATTAAAATTCCATTTAATTATTGTATCATATGCACTTTTATTATAAATATTAAATACCATACTATAGATTTTATCTATTTCTATAAATTTAATATTTTTATATTCATAAATCTTTAATATATTAACATCTTCTGGTAAATTTGCAATTACACCTGAAAATATATCCCATTTAATAGTATTTAAAAATTCTTTAATTATTTTATATTTTTCATTAAAATCATATGGAAATCTACAATCATCTTCACATATTGTAATATTATCTAAATTACATCTTTTTGCATTGTATATTAAATTAACATATGATAATGCACATCCTTTCCATCCTGGATTAAATTTAAAAGCAGGAAATATTTCTAAATTTGTTTTATATAACTTATTTTGATTTATTTTTTTAAATATATTAAATCTTTCTGGTGTTTCTATTAAATGTAAACAGTAAATTATATTTTTTTTTAATTCATAATCAAAAAAATAATTATTTAATTTTATTATATTAAATATATTCTTACATAAATTAAATTTTGATTTATCATGTAATATCATTTTCTTTTCTTTTATTTTATTTATTTTATTATTATAATTATCACTGTCTAAATAATATTTTATTTTATTAATTAAATTATCAATATTACTTAAATCATCATTTATAACATCAACAAAATCAACCAGATTATCATATAATGATTGATTATACCAATCTGAAGAACATGGTTTTTCTGAAATAATTATTTTATCATATTGTAATATTTCATTTAATCTGCACGATTCTAATGCACAATCATCATAATAATGTAAATTTAATATTATTTTTGATTTTAAAATTAAATCTTCTTTTTCATTATCATATTTATTAAATCCAATTTTAATATTAAAAATTTTTGATAAATTATTTAATATAGTTCTTCTTCTATTATTTGCTGCACCATAAAATAATATATCATATTGTATTTCTATATTTTTATTCGTTAAATTTTTATCATAATAAAATGGCATCATTTGGTAAAATATTTTATTTAATTCTATATCTTTATATAAAATTCTATTTTTAATAGAAAATTCCCATATAAAATCAGCATTATCTAAATAATTATAATATGTACTATTAAACCATTTAGAACGTGATTGTTCAACTTGATATAATATATATAATTTAGGAAATTTATGATGTTGTATCATCATAACATTAATAATAATATATAATTCATTTTCTGTTGATTTAATACAATCATCTTCAGATAAATCATATTGAATTATCACACTATAACCTAATTCTTGTAAAAACTTAGATATATTAATAGCAATAGATTCTATTAATTTTGTCGTTATAATTTTTACAATATTGATATTATCTAATTTATGTAAAATATATTTTTTTTTTATTACATCAATTTTATTAATATTTTTAAAATAATTGTTTATATATTTACATATTAAAAAAATAATTAAAAATATTATTAATAATATTAAAGTAACTATATAAAATTTTTTAGATTTCATTTATATAATATATAAATATTAAATTAATTCATTTAGTAAATTTTTTTCTTCAACTAATCTATCTGGAGAATCTGAACGTGTTTTAAAATTTACATTTCTAAAAATTTTTTTACGTAATTTATTTATAACTTTGTCTTTAATTTTAACATCAGTTATATAAGACATTGATTTACCGTTTAATAATTGTAAAATAAAATTAATAGAATAAACACCACATTCTGAGTTTTCATATTGATGTCTCGTTGTATTATGTTTCATATCTATTTTTTTATTAAATTTTTTTTTATAAAAATCATCAAATTTTTTCATAAATTTTACGATATTTTCTACAGGTGATGTACCATAAGAATCGTAAAAATATATATATCCTTTTTTAATATCACCATATGCAGCAACCCAATGTGAACCTGATTGCCAACTAGCATCTAAATTAAAAACTATACCAATTTTTTTAATACCACGATTATAACAATCATCTAAATCTAAATCAGCTACTCCTTCTAAATTTATTTCTTGAAAATCTATAGGTACTGCACCTAAAAATTTATAATCTTTGTATATTTTTTGATATTGTTCCATAACTTCATTAATATTTATTGTATTAAGCCATTCAAAACGACCTTCTGGACCAAGTGGTCGTAATGTATATTTTTCTAATTCAATTCTCATAAATTCATTCATGTGTTTTATAAAATCTTGTTGCATCCAACATAATTGACCATCGCATACATTTTCATATCTATCTTTAATTTTTTTTAATAAATATTTTTTATATTTTGGAGGATGCATAAGTTGTGCTCTATCATTTAATTTTATTTTGTTCGTATTTACTTTATTATATGCATTAATCATTTCAACTAATACAGGTAATGTTATACATGAACCTGCCTCAAATTTAATTCCAGGTGCACATTTACGTTCCTCTATTTTTTTAGTTGCCACTTCTTCTGTATCTATACTTTCAATTGATACATCAATATTATTGTCAATAATATTATTATTTATATCTGTCATATATTAAAAAAAGAGAAAAAATTTAATTAACTATAAAAATTCAATTAACTATAAAAAAATTTTAAGATTTATTATTATACATAATTTTATCTAATTCATTTATATTTATCAAATCATCATTTTTTTCAATATCTGATATTAAATAGAATTTATTATTCACTACAAATCCTTTAAAATCTACATTTTTTGTCAATAATAAACCATCAACATCTACATACAATTCTTCATTATTATGCATAATTTTTGTAAATATATATTTATTTGGTTTACTTAATTTTTCAAAAACAACATTAATAATATCATTTTTATCTTTTTTTAATTCTGGATACATATCAATAATTATATCTATAACTTTAATTTTATTATCCATATCCTTATTATTTATATCAATAATAATAGTATCTTTTTTATTTCGTTGCATATATTATAATATATTATATATTATCATACAAATAATTATTATATCAATATTTAATAAAATCAATTTTTTTAGTAGTTAACTAATTTTTTAGTAGTTAACTAATTTTTTAGTAGTTAACTAATTTTTTACTAGTTAACTAATTTATTTATCACATTCAAAGTTTAATTCAAATGTAAATAATTTACTGTTAAAATCATGAAAATCATTATCATCAGATGTTTTTGAATTTTTAATTTGTATAATTAAACAATCAAGTTCTTCAATTTTAATTTTTTTATCATATAAATATTCAATACTATTATCTATATTAATCTTACAGAAAGGAACATTATTATTAATATTAGGAAAATATACATATACATAATCTATTAATAAAGATGACGGTACTTCTGATATATATTTTGATGAATTTTCATATTTTAATTCATTAAAACCTAGAAATTTACCAAATGAATTTTCAGAACAATCAATTTCAAAATCATCACCATTTTCATTTTTAAATATAACACGTCCTTTTCTATCTTTATTACAAGATATATTTACATCTGACAAATTTTCGGTTATACCCTCTACTAAATCATCTAATGAATATTCGCCATCATCTAGCTCAATTTTTTTTGTTTCATTACCAATATTAATATTTAATATATTGCATGTATTATCAATTATTGGTCGTATATTAAAATCTTTTATCTTTAATGATAAATTTGTTACATTTTTATAAATTTTATAATCAGAATTGTCTTTAAAGTCAATCATAAAATCTGAATAATATGATGGTTCAATCTCTTCACCGTCTGTTGATTTATCAGGAGATATTTGTATTGTATATTTTTCTCTTTCTATTTTTTGTTCTTTTTTATTTTTAATTTTATTTTTATGATTTTTATCTGTTTCATCAATAGAACTATCTGATTCATGTTGTTCTAATTTATTTGCAAATTTAACCGTTTTTTTTGTTGATGATTTATTGTTTGATATATTATTATTTAATTTGCTATTTGTTTTTTTTTTATTTTTTTGTTTATGTGCATCATCTGAATCTTCAGATGCAGATGATTCAGTATTTGAATTTTCTGTATCTGAATTATCTGTATCATTTTCAGACGAATCAACTTTTTTTTTATTTTGTTTTTTTCGTGTTTCTTCAACTACTTTTTTTAATCCTTTTTTCTTATTAATATTATTTTTTTTCATTTCTTTTAACATTTTAATTAATTTTAATTTTTTATTCATTTTTTCATCTTCATCATCATCATCATCATCATCGTCACCACTACTTTCACTATTTTGTGATTCATTCTTATTATATTTTTTTGTATTTTGTGATTCATTTTTATTATTTTTTTGATTCTTAATATGTAATTCAATTTCTTCAGGTGTCATATGTAATAATGCTTGAGGATCTAAACCAATATTCTGTGCAATATGATTTCTCATATGGTTTACACGGTTTGCTAAATTTTCAGTTGCCATATTTCTATCATCCATTGAAAAATTTTGTCTTACATTTTTTGCATTTCGTTGCTGATATCCTCTATTTTGCATCATATTGTTCGTATTATCATTTGTATAATTCATATCATTCATATTCATGTCATTCATACCGTTCATACCGTTCATACCGTTCATACCATTCATACTGTTCATACCGTTCATACCGTTCATACCGTTCATACCGTTCATACCGTTCATACCATTCATACCATTCATACCATTCATACCATTCATACCGTTCATACCGTTCATACCGTTCATACCGTTCATACCATTCATACCGTTCATACCGTTCATACCGTTCATACCATTCATACCGTTCATACCGTTCATACCATTCATACCGTTCATATCATTCATATTTAAATTTGCCATCATATCACTATCATTAAAACCAAATGCATTAAATTGATTTAAATTGTTCATATTACCATTTTGATTAGGATTATCAAAACGTGAATCACTGCCATCTAATCTAAAATTTATTTCTGGTGGTCTTCTATTCATGCCAACATTTGCATTATATGTCATACCATTATCAAAACCACCACCCATACCACCACCCATACCACCACCCATACCACCACCCATACCACCACCCATACCACCACCCATACCACCACCCATACCACCACCCATACCACCACCCATACCACCACCCATAACACCACCCATAC